TCGAGCCCGCGCTCATGGACCTCGACGGCGAGCTCGCCCTCTCGGGCACGCCGGGGGTCGTGCCGCGCGGCTACTTCTTCGAGCGCTGCACCGGTATCTCCGACGAAGGCGACGTCGCCCAGTGGCCCACCTTCGAATCCACGTGTCTCGACAACCCGCACGTGAAGGGCCGGCAGTATCTAGCGAAAATCCTGAAGGAAAAGGGTTGGACCGAGGAGCACCCCACGTTCCAGCGCGAGTACCTCGGGCGCTGGGTCATCCAGACCGACCTCATCGTCTACCCGTTCGTCGGCAAACGAAACAGCTTCGCGGCGAGCGACTTGCCGCTCGACCGCGGCCGCCACCGCACGGTCATCAGCGTCGACCTCGGCTGGCACGACGACACGGCCATCATCGTCTCGACTTCCCACAGGAACTTCCCCGACGTCTGGTACCGCAGCGCCTGGAAATCGCCGCACCTGTTGCCGGGCAGGATCGCCGCCGAGGTCGAGCGCCGGCGGCAGCCGCTGCTCGCCGCCGGCGACCAGATCGAGCTCGTCATCGACACGGGCGGCGGCGGCAGCAAGCAGATCGCCGAGGAGCTCAAGGAGCGGTATCAATTGCCGTTCAAGGCCGCCGAAAAGAAGGGCAAGCAACTCGGCATCGAGCTCCTGCGCGGCGGCATCCTGGACGGCACCGTGCACGCCGATCCGTACGAGTGCGGGCAGCTGCTCTCCGAGTGGAGCGCGCTCCCCTACAACGACGAGCGCACCGACCACCACGACCAGTACCCCAACCACTGCGCAGATGCGGCTCTATACGGCTACCGCCAGCACCGGCTACCGTACAAGCCGGAGCACGAGCCGCCCAAGCCTGGGACGGAAGAATGGCACCGGCAGGAGCGGGCGAAGGAACGCGCGGCGGCGCAGAAGCGGGCGCGGCAGCGGGCAGCGTGAAGGGCGCCAGCCCCCGCGCGCCTGACAGTGGCCGGCATGTTGTACGGGGCATGACCCGCACCCGGCGCGCGGGGGCGACGCGAGTCTGTCAGTGCTTCGGCCAGGCCTCGGCCACGGCGCGGATGAGCTCGACGAGCGCGATGCCCACGACGAGCCACGCGGGGCGCGAGCTCGCCGCGCGCGCCGCGAGGCTCGGGCGCTTTTCGGGCTGGACCGAGGGCGCGGGCATGCTGAATGGCTCGGGCGACGGGCTGCGCGCGGGCTCGCGGCGCGGAGGCTTCGGGGGAGCGTTCATTGTCAGATCGATTCGTTTCGGGTCAATTCGCGCGCGACGGCGTCGCTCGCGGCTATCAATCCAGCATCTCTGATAAGCGGCAGCTATCAGCACTTCCTGAAACGCGCCGTTCGTGGATCCGATGCCCGAAGGAGTCGCCACTCCTCGCTGGAACGAGATCGACAGCGACGATGACGCAGGCCGCGAAGTCGCGTCCATCGTCGACTGGCTGCGCAAAAACGACAGCACCCGTCTCAACCGCTGCAAAGACTACCTCTCGCGCTTCGAGGGCTGCCAGCTCGCGGGGCTCGAACCCGCAGCCTATCTGAAGGCCGGCGCCTACCAGAGCGACCGCTTCACCCGCCTCACCTGGAACCTGCCCCGCTCGCTCTGCCAAACCGTGCAGGCCAAGCTCGCGGGCAAGAACCGACCGAAGGTGCAGTTCGTCACGACGGGCGCCTCCTGGCGCCAGCGCCGGCGCGCCTACCACTTGGACCGCTTCGCCGAGGCGCAGATGCATCTCAAGCAGGGCCAGCATGGAAACATCTGGCAGGTCGGCGCGCTCATCCTCCTGCACGCGCTCGTGCTCGGCGACGGGCTGGCATACGTCTACGCCGACGACATCGCCGAGCAGGTGGCGGTCGAAACCATCTTCCCCTGGCAGCTCTTCGTCGACCCGAACGACGCGGCCCAGGGCCGGCCCCGATGTATCTTCCTCTCGCGGCCGTTCGATCGGGACGAGCTCGCGGCGAGCTATCACGACAGCCCCGACAAGCTGCAGGCGATCCGGATGGCCAAGGCCATCGGCGGCAAGGAGGGCGGCTCGGGCGACTACTACAAGAGCGGCACCCGCGCCGCCGAGCAGATCGAAGTGATCGACGCCTGGTGCCTGCCCGCGAGCAAGAACCAGCCAGGCCAGCACATCCGCTACGTCGACGGCAAGACGCTCGAGCGAGAAGACTGGAAGCGGACCGAGTTTCCCTTCGTGCGCCAGCAATGGGCCCAGCAGATCCAGGGCTATTGGGGCGAGAGCCTCATCGGCGAAGTGGCGAGCGTGAGCGATGAGATCAATGCCATCGTGCAGCGCCTCTCCGACTGCGTGCGCCTGACCAACAAGGCGACCTGCCTCTACCCCGACGGCAGCATCGAGCCCGCCGACCTGCAGAGCAACGACGACTGCACGAACATCAAGTACGACGCCAACGTCGGCAAGCCCGAGTGGGTGAGCCCGGCGCCCTTCGACAACGCCACCGTCGAGTGGCTGCGGATGAACCTCGAGCAGCTCTACGCCTTGCCCGGCGTCTCGCAGATGGCGGCGACGGCGCGCAAGGAACAGGGCGTGACCGCGGCCGTTGCGCTCCGCACCATCGACGACATGCAGACCGAGCGGCTCGGCACGCAGCAAAACGGCTACGAGCTCCTGTACGTGGAGCTCGCTCGCCACATGATCGCCTGCACGCGCGAGCTCGCCGAGAAGAACCCGAACTACTCGGTCAAATGGCCCGGCAAATCCTTCCTCCGCGAGATCAAGTGGAAGGACGTCGATCTGCCCGAAGACCAGTACATCATGCGGCCCGATCCGGTGAGCGGGCTGAAAAACACGCCGCCCGACAGGCTGCAGCTCGCCCAAGACATGTTCGGGGCGGGTATCTTCAACTCCGCGATGCTCGAGCAGAGCATCAAGTACCTAAACAGCAAGGACCACCTCGCCGGCGGCGACAAGCAGACGCAGCTCATCGAGCGCTACATCGAGAGCTGGCTCGACGCGACACCCGAGAGCCTCGAGAGCGGCGAGTTCAAGTTCCGCTCTCCGTTTCCGTATCTCAACCTGCCTGCCGCCGCTCTCCAGGTAGCCGAGGCCTACGTCGAAGCCGAGCTCGACGAGGCCGACGACTTCAACAAGGACTTCTTCCTCCGCTGGATCGAGCAGGCCAACGACATCGTGACGGAGCGGGCGCAGCAGCAAGCGCCGCCGCAAGGGACCTCCGCGGTACTCCCCCCACCCCTGCCGGCTCCAGCGGCAGCGCCCATGGCGGCGCCCGCTCCCGTCGCACCCCCGATCGCCGCGTAGCGGCGCGTTGCACTCGGTAACAGCACGTAACACCCATGGCAGAAGCCCCCGCCCCCGCAGCCCCGGCCACCCCGAACCCGGCCGTCGAGGAGTCGGCCGCCGACGCCAATCTCTTCGGCAAGTATGTCGCCCAGCACGAGGCCTCGCTCGCGGCGGAGGCGAACGGAGACGACCATGCCCAAACACAGCAAACGCGACGTGCTGGTGATGCCCGCACGCCTGCCCGATCCGTGGACGCCCGCGCAGCCCGAGCTGCCGGGCATCAACCAACCCGTGACCCTCAGACCGGCAAGTTCCTTCCCCGCGCCGGCGCCGCCGCGGCAGACCACGCTGCGGCCGCCGGCGACGCCGACGGCGATGACGCTGGCGACGGTGTATCGGCTGCCGATGCTGACGCCGACGATCCACGAGCAGGAGACGCTGCGGCCGCCGCCGCCCCAGGAGCCGCCGGAGAACTGACCGAGGCCGGCGCCGTCAAACTCTTGCGCGACTCGCGGGCGAAGGGCGACCGGGAGGGCATCGACCGGGCGCTCAAAGTGCTGATGCCCGACAGCAAGGGCCTCGGCGAGTTCACCGCCGACGGCAACCGCTACGCCGAGTTTCGCCAGACGGTGAAACGCGAGAAGGAAAAGCTCACCGAGCGCGAAGGCGAGCTATCCACCCGCGAGCAGAACTTGCAGCGCGGCCTCGCCAGCATGGAGCAAACGGTGGCTCGCCTCGAGCCGGTGGAGAAGCTCGTGCAGCTCGCGGCCCGCGACGATGACGAGGGCCGGCAGGCGTTCCTCACGCTCGTACAGAAGCTCAGCCGGAAGAACCTGCACGAGACGATGAAGTGGGAGCTCGACAAGAAGCTCGCCAAGCCCACCGACCCCCGCGTCGACGCGCTCGAGCGCCGGCTGCGGGAGGAGACCGAGCTGCGGGAAAAGCGTGAGCGGGACGACGCCGAGGCGCGGCAGACCGAGCAGCAGAAGCAGGTCATCCAGCGCCACCTCGTCTACCTCGACCAGGAGCTCCGCAAGAGCTCCGACGCGCGCGTAGTGGCTCTCGTCGGAACCCCCGAGGGCATGCGCGCCATCTTCGAGGCGCAGCGCCAGCACTACGATCCGAAGACGGGCGTCACGCTCACCGCCGAGCAGGCCGCCCGCTACGTGCTCGAGCAAAAGCAGAAGGAGCTCGAGCCCTGGCAGAAGGTGTTCGGCGGGGGCGCACCCGCGGCGAGCTCTGGCCCGCCCCCAGAGCCCGCGCCGGCGGACGCTCCCGCTCCCCGCGCCAAGCCCCTCACCCGCGCCGCCTCGGCGAGCAACGGCCAGGGGCGGCGCCTGTCTGACACCGAGCTCTTCGACAAGTACGAGCGCCTCGCGCGCCTTCCCGGCTGAGCAATCTCCCATGGCAACAGCAGCACAACTCGCCCGCGCCTCCGGCGCCCGCCTCTTCCGGATGAGCGCCGTGAGCGGCCTCATCACCGGCGTCGCCCAGGACGGCGTCGTCTTCGCCCACCGAAACCCGAGCTCGACCGTCGTCCAGCACCTGGTCGAGGTGCAGCTCAAATACCGGACCGTCGCGGGCTTCACGAGCGCGCAGGAGATGGCGCTCGCGGCGTCCTGGGTGACCGCGTTCGGCTCGCCCGCGGCGAACTATACGAGCGGCACCGACCTCTCCGATCCGGCGAGTAACCCCGCCTACGTCCACCTGAACCAGCCCCTCGGCTCGAGCGTGTCGTTCACCGACGAGCGCACGAAGAGCGTGCTCGCGAGTGGCAACGTCCGCATCGCCGACACCGGCGCGCTCAGCCACGCGGGCTCGCCGACCATCAAGAGCCAGCCCTTCGCCTGGGACAACTTCAGCGAGCTCGCCGCCGGCGCCAGCATTCACAAGGGCTTCTTCGACTTCAAGTGGCAGCCGAGCAACGACGCCGAAGGCAAGCTCGGCGAGAACGCCGGCTTCGTCGTCCGACCGCCGGTGGCCATGGGCGCCGGCGGCACGGGCCGCTTCCACATCAGCTACGTCTGGTACGAGATCCCGTAGGCGGCGGATGCTCATCGGAGTCGACAACGACGCGGGGCTCGACCGGCGGCGGACACACGCGCGGATGCTGTCGCTCGCGTTCGACCCGCAGATCGCGAGCTTCACGGCGCAGGTTTTCACGACACCTGCGACTACCGTCAGTGTCACGCGGCCCGCGACGAACATCGGCGATCGGTGGCTGCTGTTTCTGAACAGATCCAGCGCGAGCAGCGACGCCATCGCGCCGACCACGGCGGGCTGGAACGCACTCGACACGTCGGGCCTGACGGGCAGCGCCAGCAACTTCTGCCGGGCCTACTACCAGGACGTGGACAGTGCAGCCAAGGCCGCGCAGACAACGGTCGACTTCTCGGGCGGGACGAGCACGGAATCTACCAGTCTGCTCGTGAAGTTGACCGGGTGCGACTTTTCCGTGGCTCCGGTCGCGAACGGGGTCGCGCAGGGCAGCAACGCGCAAACCGTCGACCCGGCCTCGCTCACTGGGCCGAACGCCGGCGCGGTGCAACGCAACATCTTCATCGCCTACGTGGGAACGGCCGCGCAGGACTCGCTCAATGGGGCCACGCCTGCCGTCACGGGCTTCCCCGCCGGGTACACCAACACGGGCACGAGCACGACCACGGACGCGGCCGCTAACTCGAACGGCTGCGGCCAGGGCTGGGGCAGCAAGATCGCAACGGCGGGCTCGGACGACCCGAGCGCCTGGACCTACGGGCCCAACCAAGTCTGTCGCGCGTTTGCGATCAACATCGCCGTGAGAGGGGTGATTGGCTGACTGCATCCGACCGGACTTCTCGTAGCCCACGGAAACAGCATCACGAGAGGATTCGGCGCGAGCGATATCGAGACGAAGAGTTACCCCGCGGTGCTGCAAGGCCTGCTGACTGCCGCCGCGCCCGGCGCGTGGGCAGTGGCGAAGAAGGGCTTCGACGGCTTCACGACCCCGCAGCTCACGTCGAATTTCGCGACCGAGGTGCATGCATTGCTGGGCTCCAGCGGGCCGCGCAACGTGGTCGTGATCCACGAAGGCGCCAACCAGATCAAGAACGGAGCCACCACGCAAGAGGCCATCGATAGCATGCTCGCGTACTGCGACCAGGCGCGCGGCCTCGGGTGGGAAGTCTGGATCTGCACGGCCACTCCGAGGGTCAACACGGCGGAGGTCGAGGCGCGCATTGCCGCGTTCAACGACTACGTGCGCGCACACTGGGCTGACTTCGGCAGCAAGCTCGTCGATCTCGCCGCCGACCCCTCGCTCGACGACGCCCACGACCTCACCTACTACAACGTCGACGGGATCCATCCGACGGACGCGGGCTACGTCGCGATCGCGAACGTCGTGTTTGCTGTCTGGGCTGCCTCCTGACAGTTCCCGACGGGGCCGCGCAATGTGCGCCTCCGCGGAGCTCGCGAGCGCCCGGTTGCTCGCGCCGACCGCTCACGCCAGACTTGAACTACCAGGCGCGCAGCTCTCTTTCGAGACGGCGGCGCGCGGCTGAGACGGACCGGGCCCGTTCACCTTCACCCGTGACTCCCATCGAAAGGACATTCACGGGCTGCTCAGCAGCCGAGGGGCATTCCCTTGGCCAGTACTCTCACCACGTTCGATGCGTTCATCAAGGAGCGCTACACCACCGAAAAGATCGAAGACCTCACGATGAGCGATCGCCCGCTTTGGGCGATGATGCCGAAGGACGAGAAGTGCTCCGGCGACAACTTCATCGAACCGATCATCTTCGGTAACCCCCAGGGCCTCGGCGCGACCCTCGCCAAGGCGCAGACCGCAGCGGGCCTCGCCGGCGGCGGCGGCAACGTCAAGGGCCGCAAATGGACGCTGACCTTCGGCGACTACTCGGCAGTCGTCGAGATCGGCGACAAGGTCATGAAGGCCGCGCGCGACAACTTCGGCGCGTTCCTCCGCAACAAGGCGGCCGAGATCGACGGCCTCTGGGAGGCGTTCGCCGACACCCAGAGCGCCTACCTCTACGGCAACGGCGGCCAGGCGATCGGCACGGGCATCCTGTCGAGCGGCATCCTGACCCTCACCAACCCCGACGACATCGTCAACTTCGAGGTGGGCCAGGCTATCGTCGCCTCCGCCAACGACGGTAGCGACAGCTCCCACACCCAGCTCACGGGCACGGGCTACGTCATCGCCGTCAACCGGAGCGAAGGCAAAGTCACCTTCGGCAACGACCCCGACGACACGAGCGCGACCAACCCCAACGCAGCCTGGCTCAACGGCGGCTCCGCCATCTACGTCTTCCGCGACGGCGACTTCGGCGGCTCGGGGTCGACGGCGATCTTCAAGGGCCTGGGAGCCTGGATCCCGAGCTCGGCGCCGTCTGCCTCCGACAGCTACTACGGCGTCAACCGGTCCGTGGACGACCGCCTCTCCGGCGTGCGCCTCACCTGGACCGAGATCGCGACCCTCGGGCGCGAGGACCGGCTCAAGCGGCTCGTCACGCGCATGAAGGGCCGCTTCGGCGCGCGCGGTAAGATCTCCATCTTCCTGAACAACGAGCAGTGGCAGGCTCTCGCCAACGAGCTCGAGGAGAAGGGCACCCGCCCGCTCGGCGGGGGCACGGCGAAGTTCAACTTCGACAAGCTCCAGCTCGCCGCCGGCGGCGCGACGGTCGACATCTACCCCGATCCGTTCTGCCCGCCGCTCGTCGCCTTCGCGCTCGCGCTCGAGTACTGGAAGCTCCGCAGCTACGACGCCTACCCGCACGTCGTCAACGGCGACGGGCTCGAGATGCTGCGCAAGGTGGGCTCGAACGACTACGAGTACCGCCTCACCGGCTACCCCGTGGTCTCCACCCGTGCCCCGTCCTTCAACGGTCGGGTCACCCTGCCGGCGGCCGCCTGAGCGCCCGCCTGAGAGGAACGGCTAGTCACCGATGGCTACCACCACCGCAGCCGAGCAAAAGGCTCGGCCGTTCACCAGCGCCGGCCGTGCACGCGTCCACCAGTGGGCGCGCTGGACGGTCGGCGCCGCCGGCGCCGTCACGCGCGACGACGCCTTCAGCGACCCCGGCATCACGCTCGGCGCCTTCAGCACGGGGGTGGCGGCGCTCACGTACCCCATCGCGCCGAAGACGATGGTCAAGTGCCACATCCAGCCCGCCGCGATCACCGACGACAACGCCATTCAGGTGACCGCGCTCGACACCTCGGCGGGCACCGCCTCGCTCACCGTCCACGACAACGGCACCGCCGAGAACCCCTCGGAAAACGCCGTCGTCACGGTCGAGATCATCTCGGAGCGGCACAAGTGAAGGGCGGCAACACCGACATGGAAGCGGTGTTCGGGGGCGGCAAGAGTGCCGCCCCCGCGGGGCCTTCGCTCCGCGCCGCCGCCGACGAGGCCTACTCCGACGAGCCCGCCGAGGGTGAGGGCGAAGCGGAGATGCCGGCGGAGTTCGCCACCCACGCCGAGGAAGCCGGCTTCACCGGCGACAAGGCCCGGGCGCTCTACCGGGCGATCCAGTCCTGCCACTGAGCGAGTGACGTAGGACGTGGCGCGCGCGTTCGAGCTGCAAGAGCTTCGGGCCAAAATCCGTAGCCGCTTCCTCATCGAGGCGGAGGAGGATCTGTTTCCGGACACGCTGCTCGACGAGTGGATCAACGAATCGATCCAGGACGTGCGCATCGAGCTCTCGAACAACGAGGTCGAGTTCTACATGACGCCGGTGAGTGGGACGCTCACCACCGGCGTCGTGGCGAACATGGCGCACGGGTCGCTGCCGCTGCCGGACGACGCCTGGGCGGTCTACGGGCTGCAGCTGCTCGTCGATGGGCAGATCGTCAACGTGCCGCCGATGAGCTTTCAGAGCCGCAACGACTACCAGAGCGGCACCACGAAGACGGGTGTGCCCGCCGGCTACCACGTCACCAACATCGGCACCGAGGACGACGACGAGGTCGACGACGGCACCATCATCGTCTCGCCGGCGCCCGACAGCGCCTACCCGTACACGCTCTGGTACCTCGCCGCCTGGCAGGACCTGGTCGACGACGACGACGTCTTCAACTCGATCGCCGGCTGTGAGAACTGGGTCGTCTGGGACGTGGGCGTGAAGGTCGCCTGCCGCATCGACGATTCCAAGAACCAGGAAAAGATCGCGCTGCGCGAGCGAGAGCTCGCTCTCAAGCGGACGCTGAAGAGCATCAAACGCTTCAACCGGGCCGGCCCCGTGCGCCGGCGCGACACCCGCGCCGAGCGCTAGCGCCATGAGCTTCGAGGTTCAGACCGACTTCAAGGGGCTCGATCCGGAAGCCGCTCGCGCGCTGGTCGCCATGCAGCATGCCATCCGGGGCGCCTTCGAGACCCAGGAGAGGCGCAACCGCCGCCCCAAGCGCAACGTGACCGAGCTCGTGGAGGAGGGCTCGGTCTTCGCCCGCCCGGGGGAGGTCGTCCGGGTCCGCCCTTCCGACGAGGATATCGAAGTCGTGCTGCCGCCGAGCGACCCCGGCAATGGCGGCGAGGAGGTGATCGTCAGCTTCGAGGGCGACGGTACTGCGGCGGGGAAAGTCGTCGTCACCCCGATGAGCGGCACCTGCGCCCAGCCGGGCACGACCACCCTGAACACCCCCGGCAGCTACCGCTTCACCAGCACGGGCGCCCCGAGCGAGGGCGCGCTCGCCGAGCCCTCGAGCTGGAGCGGCCCCGCTCCCGTCTCGCTCGAGGACCTGCCGGAGATCGCCAGCCAGCGCCTGCTCGGTAACGACACGGGCTCCCCCGCGACTCCGACCGAGCTCACCGCGAGCCAGGTGCTCGACTGGGTCGACAGCACGCGCGGCACGGTTCCCTACCGGGGAGCCTCCGCCTGGGCAGGACTCGACCCCGGCGCCATCGAGCTGCCCATCGTTTCCAAAGGCGCGGGCGCCGATCCCGTCTACCAGCAGCTCGCCACGGCCGGCATCCAGGACGACGCCGTCACCAACGCCAAGCTCGCCAACATGGCGCAGTCGACCATCAAGCTCCGGGCTGCTGGCGCCGGCACGGGCGACCCGACCGACGGCACCATCGCCCAGGCGCTCGAGATGCTGAGCTCGACGCGCGGCGCGCTGCCCGAGCGGGGCTCCGGCGGCTGGACCGTCATCACCCCGGGCACGAGCGGCCTGCCGCTGCTCAGCGCCGGCGTCGGCGCCGATCCGGCCTACGGCGCGCTCGCGGCGAGCGCCCTCGCCGCCGCGGCCGCGAAGAGCGTTCTCGTCAACGCGACCAACGCGAGCGCCGTGCCTGCCTTCCTCGCGGGGTCGGCGGCGTTTCAGTACCTGCGGGTCAATAGCAGCAACAACGCGCTCGAGTGGGCCACGCTCTCCACCCACGCCTCGACGTCGATCCTCTACAACTCCAACACCTGGGAGCGGGCCGCGCTGACGGGGGAGGTGACCGCCGCACAGAACGCCAACGCCACCACGGTGGTGCGCAGCACCGACTACCAAACGACTCCCTGGACGGGCAACCACCAGCACAACGGCAACGTGCGACTGAATGGCACGTTCGAGTTCCGCAACCGCGTGGACCTGACGCTGTCCGCCGATGAAGACGACCTAGATGTCAGCGCTGCCAACGTGGTGCGCATCGTCGGCAACGGCTTCCGCCTGACGGGCATGGTGGCCCTGAATGGCAACGGGCAGAGCGTACAGATCTTCAACGCCGACTCGGGCGACCCTCTCATCATCGGCCATGAGGATACGAGCAGCACTGCGGCCAACCGCTTCGTATGCCCCAACGTGGCGGACTTCTCTCTGCCACCTCGCTCGGGCGTTTGGGCGCGGTATGATGACACCGCGGATCGGTGGTTTCTGCTGACCTCGGGCGGCTACCATCTGCTGTCGTCAGCGAACACGTGGACGGCCGCCAACACGTATTCTGGGGCCGTCACGCTCAGCAGCCGCATCCATTTCGGCGCCACGATTTCACCCAGCGCCCTGAGCGGCAATGTCAATGACTACAGCCCCACGGGCTGGACGACTGCGAACGTCGTGCGCCTCTCGACCAGTGGCGGCACCACCCGCGACATCAACGGCGCTGTGGCCACGGCCTCGGGGGAACTGAAATGGCTGATCAACCTGG